CCTTCGTGATGATAAGTTTACGGTGGACAGGGCGTTTTATATACAAGACGTTATTCAGGCGTCTCAACGTCCCCACGTGTATCTTGATCCTACTTTATCACAAGGTGGTGATCTCGTATTACCGTTCTTCTTTGACGAAAATGCCTTGAGCATTCCTAATGAAGAATGGAATAATATGGGTGAGATCATTATACACACAATGCAATCATTGAAACATGCCAATGGAGCTGACGACTCTGTCACTATTTCAGTTTTTGCTTGGGCAGAAGAGGTAAATCTTGCTGTCCCCACCAGTGCCGAGCCCGGAGCTATATCTCCACAGGCTCAAGATGAATACGGTACGGGTCCTATTAGTAGACCCGCTTCCGTAGTCGCTAAGGCTGCTGGTGCCCTACGTACTGCGCCTGTTATAGGTCCGTATGCAAGGGCTACCGAAATCGCAGCTTCTGCCACCAGTGCAGTTGCAACAACTTTCGGTTATTCTCGTCCAGCATTGCTAGACGACGTTGTCCCATATAAACCCACGATTATGGGCAACATGGCAAATACCAATATGCCAGATTCTACGACAAAGCTTACTACAGATTGTAAACAAGAACTTACCGTAGATTCCCGCACTGTTGGGTTGTCAGGTACAGATGAAATGAGCGTTAATTCTATAGCGTGTCGTGAGAGTTTTCTTACGCAATTTCCCTGGACCGTTACCGCAACTCCGGAAACATATCTATTTCAAATAGAGGTTACTCCGCAGGTGTGGGACCTTGTTCCGACTAATACCCTAGATGAATTGCACATGCCTGCATGTGCTTTTGCTACTCTACCTTTTGGATATTGGAGGGGATCTATGAAATACCGTTTTCAAATAGTATCCTCCGCCTATCATAAAGGTAGACTTAAGGTTGTCTATGAACCCTATGCTTTTGGCTCTAATGAGTATAATACCAATTATACTTATATAGTAGATATAGCAGAAGATAAGGATTTCACGGTCAACATTGGGTGGGGCTCGGAGCATCCCTGGAGCAGGGTTGTACCCCCTGGAAGGGGTCGATCTACGGACAATCCACCCTTCGTTACAGGAGGAAGTACTGTCACTAGTCCCCCAGGGAGGAGAGCAAATGGTTTGTTACGTGTCTACGTAGTGAACGAATTGACTATCCCCAACTCGTCAGTAAACAATGACATTAGTGTCAATGTATTCGTATCCGCTGGTGAAGATATTTGTGTAGCTAATCCTACCAACTTCATCAATGAATATTCATTTTTCAATGAGCCTGCAGAAGCTGGCAACAACAATAATAATCCTAATAATAATAATAATAATAATAATAATAATAATAATAATAATAATAATAATAATAATAGAATTGTTGCCCAATCTGAAGACGAAATGAAAGCAGCGGATGCCGATGCTACCGACGAGCCCAGTAAACCTCTCGATCAAGGTTTGGATCATACTATATTGCAGCGGCAAGATAATGCCACAGCGTATGACCATATCTTTTTCGGGGAAACGATTGCATCCTTTAGGGCTTTGCTCAAGAGGTACAATCGCGCCTTTTATTCCATCTTTGTGGTAGATGGAACCGATGTTACTTTATTCACCGACACGAGGAGATCTTTTCCTCCGTATAAGGGTTATGCCCCTGGTGCTCTTTCGACAGTGCCATTAGGGAAGTACAATTATACGATGATGACGTTAATAAATTACTTAACTCCAGCTTTTTGTGGCTGGAGGGGCGGTTTGCGTTATAAGGTTAACGTGAACACAATTGGTACGTCTGGATATGTTGGCCTCACCGTCACACGTCTTCCTGCGTCCGGATTGGGTGTTTCGCAATCTCAAGAAACTCTTGATTTTGCTACTCCCAATTCTGCTCAGAAGACTTTGACAGACACAGGTGTATCTTCCACTTCTGGTGGATCACACGCGACCAATCTAAGTGTCGTACCAAATTTAGAATTTGAAATCCCTTATGCTATTGCGAAAAGGTTTTCACCTGCTCGGCAAGCAGACACCACAAGTCCTCTTCCTAATCAATTACAGTTTGATGA